ATGGAGGGCTGGGCGTATACCGTCGCGGGGGTGTTGGTGCTATTCGTCGGGTTCGGCGTGGCGGTCAACTTGTTTTATCAGTTCATGGATGAGCTATGACACCGTTGGACTACGGATCGTTTGTGATGACTGTTGAGATGGTCGCTGGGACGCTGATCGCGTTCATGGGGGCCGGTTTAGTAGCCGCGGCTTTGGCTGTGGCCGTTAGTGGGCGTCGGTGACGCTCGGGCACCAGGCTCGCGTAATCGGCGCGGGAGTGTCCCTGGTTCTGATGAATACCGATCGGAAAGGAGGTGAGGTTCGTGGATCTTGATGCGGTTCTGACGACGGCTATTGCTAGTCTCTCCACGCAGGTGAGTTCGGCGTTTACAACGGTCGCTCCGTTCGTGCTCCTGGTGGGCACGGGTTTCGCTGCTTGGAAGTATGTCAAGCGGTTCCTGAGCAAGGCTTAGGCCAGGCTCCATCGCGTTGGGGGCCGGGTGCGCGAGTGGCCCGGTCCCCATTCATTTATCTCGCGTTATGGGAGGGTTTATCCCGTGGGCGTGATCGGTTATGGATTCTTGCGGCGGGTTGGCTGGATTCTGGCCGGGACCGTCATATTTGGAGTTGCCGCCCTGCTCGGCATCGACCTGCCGCGCTGATGCCTCCCGAAGTTGTCGGCGCGTGGCTGGCGTTCTTTACGTGGGTCGCAATGGTGGCTGGGTTGTGGCTGCGCGTCCGCTAGCTCGCCGGGCCGTCTATGCCGTCTTGGTGGTGGTTTGGTTCATCGCTTCGGCGGCGATTGGGGCGTCCCCCGTCGCTGCGGTGACTGAGGGAGAGAACCGAGCTCTAACAGCGGAGGGTGCCACGTGTGAGACCTCGCAGCTGGCATTCGGTCCGTGTGAGGGCATGATGGACGGGAACGACGGCAATAGCTGGACGGTTCTCGAGCCGCCGCGTACTGGTTCGTTCGTGAAGGTCACCTTGGGCACGTTTGCGTCGGTTACGGACATTCGGTTGGTGCAGGACACCGACACCGCGTATACGTGCTCGGCGGCGACGCTTTACTACCTGAGCGGTGGTGTGTGGGAGACCGCGCTAACTATCACGGCGATTCCTGGGGGTAACTCCGGCTATATAGCTTTGGCAGCTCCTGTGACTGCGAAAGAGTGGAAGCTGGTGTGTTCGTCGAGCGGGGGTACTCAATGGTGGGCGCGGATGATTGGCATTTACGGGTCGGTCACAACGGACCCTGGTCCAGGCGGCGGCGGTGGTGGTTCGAGTCCAGCACCTACCGCAGCGCCTACGCCCGCAACGGCCTCGGCTCCGCCGCGCGCTGGGTCTTCGGGCGTCGAGAAAGACGCGGCCACGGGTGGCTCGGGCGGAGGAACGGGCGCGGGTAATGGGCACTCCGGCGGCGGTGCTACCGGTGGTGGTACTGGTGGCGGTACTAGCGGTGGCGGTGGGACCGGCGGTCCGGACGGCGACGGTCTGCCGGATGACGGCGGCTACGTTGGGAAGGGCTTTCTCGGTAAGACGTACACGTCTGACCCTGAGTCGGACCTGTCCACGGTTGGAGGCTGTCCAACAAAGGGGCCGCTCTCTGGGGACATTGGCAAACCCTTGATATGTCTGCTTGCGCTCGATCAATGCGAGATGCCGGAGTCGTCCTTGGATGTGCCGGGTTGGCTTTCGTACGTCTGGTGCGAGCTCCGCAACTTGCCGCGTCATATCATCAACGCGGTATTGACGCTAGCCAATGTGGTGATTGATCTGGCGATTGTCGCGCCGATATTCCCGGATCGGTTCATGGCTAGGGTGTCAAAGGAGTACGCGGACCATGGCATGGGCGGCGCGTCTGGGCTCTTCTCGGCCGGCAGCGCTTCGATGGCGGCTCCGGGTACGATGTGGTTAGGCGGTAGCGGGTTTCAAGGGCCGGTCGATCTTTGGGGGTCTATTCAATCGGTGATGGCTCCAGCTCGTCCGGTTCTCGGTTGGCTCGTCTATGGTGCGTTTGCGGTGTGGGCCTGGGGCATGTGGCGGCGTCATGTGATGGGCCAGGAAAGTGAAGGGCTCGCTATGTCCACGGGTGACGAATGATTTTGGAGTTTGCGGCTTCGCTTCTGGTGTCTGTAGTCGATGTGGCGCTAGGCGCTGTATCAGCGCTGATGCCCGACGTTGATGCGTCTGGGCTGTCGTCGGTGCTTGGCGTGGCTATGCAGGCTAATGCGGTATTTCCGGTGGCGGAAGCGGTGGGGCTCGGTACTGCTGTCGTAGCGGTGCGGTTGCTCGCGGGCCCGGTGTCGGCGGTTCTCTCGCGCGTGACTGTATTCGGCATGGGGCCGCTCTGGCACCGATGATCGAGGGGTTCGTAGGCCTCTTGGGTGCAGGCAAGACCATGCTCGCGGTGCAGCACGCGCTCGGGCTCGTTCGCAGGCGGAACGCGATCATGCTCTCGAATATTCGTATAGAGGCTGTCGGCGTTGAGTTCCACCAGCTGCCGGTCGGCGAGGATGGCATTGACCTCGACGAGCTCCGGGAATGGCAGGGGCGAGCTCGGGCGCAGGATCGTGGGTTGGTGCTCCTGGTCGATGAAGTCGGCATCCTCATGCCGGCGCGGTTTTGGCAGTCGTTTCCCATCGACCTGATCTACACACTCTCGCAGTCCAGGAAGATGCGTCTCGATCTGGTCTACACGTCGCAGGACATAGAGATGGTTGATTCCATGCTCCGACGCCTTACGCAGTGGGTCTATCAGGTCAAGTGCATGCCATCGCCGACTAATGAACGGAGGGAGGCCGGCAAGCGTCCGTGGTTCTTCATCCGGGAGCAGTTTCGACCGCAGCACGTCAACACAATGGGCGATGCACAACGCAAACAACGTCGGCTCTCGAAGTCATGGCTCCGCTACCGCAAAGAGTGGGAGCGTGCATACGACACTGATGAGCTAGTCGCGCCGGCGGTTCGCCTATCATCCGGCGGTAGCCGGAGGTCAAAGGAACGATCGCGGGGTTCCGCAGGGCAGTCACGCGGAGCGCCGGAGCGCAGTGGAGGACCGGCTGGGCCGGTTGACTGGTCTGCGGGTTCTCGTGGGAGCACGGGGGCCGCCATACCGGACGCCTATCAGCCGCTCGGCCTCGCGTCGAGCACCGCCCGCAGCGCGGAGCGCGAGGACGGCGCGCAGACTCTGCCGTCGGGCTTGTCGGTCGTCCTGGGGGCGTCTACCAGAGCGCCGTCGGAGTAGTCCGACTCCTTTCCCTTGGTCAGAGGACATAACTCGTAATCCGCGAGTCCGTAGTGGGGTCAGTGAAGCGTGTCGAGGGGTCAGGTCGAGCGCGTGGCGCAGTGGTGGGAAGGCAACGTCTACCCGGATGCGGGCGAGGTTGTGGGCTGGCGTGAGACACGTCTACTGCGTGAGGGCGAGGTGGTGTCTTATCCGCCTGCGATGGTCCGTGAGCGGACGGTGGCGGGGTCAGCGGCACCGCCCGCCAGTCAAGAGAGTAATGGTGACCGGGCTGCGCGTCGAGCGAGGACGCGCCTGAGGCGTTATAGCGTCGCTAATCGGCTCCGGTACATGTGGGTTCTGACGTTTGCTCCGGACGCGCAGGGCGTCCAGGAGTTCGACCTACGGCGCGCGAAGCGGGCTACATCGGCTTGGGTGCGTCGGTTGAGGATCGATTTAGGTTACCAGGGGGCCTATGTGCTCGGCTGGGAGCGGCACAAGTCCGGCGCGTGGCATGTGAATGTGCTGATTGGGTCGAGGGTTGAGCACGAGGCGGTGGCGGGGTCTTGGGGGCATGGGAACGTGTGGGTATCTCTCCACAAAGGTCGCCAGGGGGAGTCAATGC